CACGGATGCCGTCCGCATAGACAATCACCTGGTCAGCGTTCTCAGGGAGCGTGAAGGTCCGATTTGAGCCGTCCACGGTGCCAGTTGGCACGACGTTGAAGGTCCAGAAGTTGTCGATGCCGAGCGAGTGGCCGCTGAACCCACCAACGTAGGTGATGCGGATATTACGCTTTCCGCGTGGCAGAGCTCCATCAAAGTAGAGCACGCCTGCTTCTGCATCTAAGTCGTAGTCATCCTCGTCAAATGAGGTCCATGAAGGCGTACTGTTGGTGCCCGCCTTGTATTGCACACTTGAGACGGACTGGATCGGCGCGTTCTTCACAATGAGTGCGAAGCGGCAGCTTCCCTGCACATCGCTTCCGTCGTGCAGCTCGTGGGTGTAGGTACCCTCCACAAATCTGCGCCCCGTCATCTGCTCGATGCGTGCGGTGACGGAGAGAATGAGACGGTCCAGGAAGGTATCAAAAGTCGTCACGGTGATTCCGAGGCGGGTCTTGATGCGTTCCTTAGTGGTGAGTGCGTCTCCGTACATATGCTGTGGTCATTATACCCAGGGGAGCCCCGATTTCTCAGGGCTCCTAGGGGACAACGACTAGTCGGTGTTTACTGGTCCTGAGTACGCCTCACCAAGGAGGACGATACCTGAACCTTCCCACGCCGTAGTGGTCGCGGTCATCGCAAGGTCTACACGTAGGTAGCGCTTACGGGTGACGTTGAGCTCCGAAATACGGGCAACCTTAGCTGCCGCTGCATTTCCTCCTGCCGCTGAACCGGATGCTCCGGTGAAGTCGACATAGATACCAGAGTCGGTGAAGGTCCCGTCGCTAGTGTCGCACTCCATAACCTTGACCCGATAGGTGTCACCAGTGGTGCAGGTGATGTCTCCAGCCACCACGACGAGCATGCCGTCGTTGTAGCCCTGAGTGTCAATCACATGACCGCCAGTAGTAGCGGCAGTGTACGCCTCTGCATCGAGAGACTGCTGCGCGCTGATGTTGTCGAATAGTTTACGCATAGGGGTCGTTTAGTCGTTGATAATCTCCTCCTCCTCAGGCTCGTCCTCTGTGCCTGCTAGGTGAAGGGTGATGCGCTCCTTCAAGTCGGCCTTGCTGCCGGCTGTCGAGAGCTCAAGCTCTGCTGCGCGTGCCTTGAGCTGCGCCTGGCTCATGTCGTCAAGCGATACCTCAGGCTCGTCCTCTGCCTCGGCCTCTACGGAAGCGCCCAGGAGCTCGATGTCGGCAGGGTCTAGGTGAGATACAGTCTCGTCAGAGAGCTCAATCTCAGTTCCTCGCTCGATACGATCTCCCTGTATAGAGAGCGCTACCTTGGTCTTGTAAAGGGACATAGGCTAAGCAGCTGCGGTCTTTAGTACGACAGCTGCGGAAGGAAGAAGAATCGCAACAGCGTGGTCATGCGTGAAGCGCATAGCCGTCTGGTTGCGCTCGAAGGTGCTCACACCTCCTACAACCGCGTTCTCAGAGCGAAGCACAGACATAGGTCCATCCTCACCGATTCCGAGAGCCTGCTTAAGGTTTCCGAACACACCGAACTTGGTGCTGATTGCGGACGCAGAGTACGCAGGAAGCACGTCAGTGGTGTACACAGGGAACCCAAGAATCTCGCCTACTGGAGAAAGGCCGTTTCCGTCCTTCTTCAAGCTAGCAAGGTTGCTCTGGCCGAAGACGTAGTTGTCTCCACTCTTTGCAACGCGAATCTTCGCCCACACAGTGCGGTTGAAGTAGAAGGCTGCATCGATGAGAGCTGCCTCAGGAAGCGCGCCGATTGCATCGGATGCTTCCGCTACATCGAAGTCCTCGAAGCCGGTCTTGGTAGCCGCCATCGTCTGCACAGTCACGTCGCCAGAAGCGAGGAGACCTACGAACGGTGAACCTACGAAGGTACCTCCTACGAAGCCCTCGCGGTCGAGACGGTAGGCAAGTCCTTCCGCAACAATCGCCATAAGCCACTCAGCCACATTCACGTTGGCCTTGCGGATAAGCTTGTTAGAGAGACGAACAATGTTCATCCACTGGTGGCTAACGAGCTTAGCAACACCAAGGTCGTTCTGCGTCTCGCTACCTGCTGAGTCCTCACCTACGTAAGAACCCTGCATTGCAGCGCCGGTGTAGATAGGAATCTCAACATCTGAGATACCGAAGCGTCGTGCGTCACGAGCAACAACACCAGTCACCGCAGCGATGCGGAGAATCTCGTTGTGAACCTCGGTAGGCACGAGGTATCCGCCGGTCTGGTCGTTTACCGTGAGGTATGCGGCCTTCTCGCCAGATGCGATGCGCTTGATGTCCTCAACAAGAAGCTCCTTCACATCATCACTGAGTGAAGCACGTCCTGCTGCACGGTCCTCTGCACGAGCGGCAGCGACCATTCCCGCGATCTTCTCAGCCATCGCAGGGCCGGCGAGCTCCTCGATGTTGCTCTTGATGCTGGCGTCTACGTGGTCAAAAAGGTCCTTCTTTAGTTGTTCAATTTCCACATTGGTAGAATTAGTCGCTGAACTAGCGACGAGAGTCTGCCTGGCGCATTTCAGCTAATACGTCGCCAAGCACGGTATCCACGGACTGAAAGAGGGTCTTGAGGGCAGTGAAGTCCTTTATTCCCTTTTCTTCCTCGGTAGGCACTACCTCCTCGTCAACCGCATCACCCTCCGGCTCCACGGCTTTTGTGCCGAGTGCCTCTAAGGCGATAAGTGCTGACCTGAGGTTCTCCACTACAGGTGCCAACTGCTTAGTACTAAAACTGCGCTCCTGGCTCTCCACAGGCTCCTCTACGGGATCGATAACGGTCTCCGCATCATCCTCCACCTCGCTCTCTGGAACGGTCTCAGGGACGGCTTCCTCGCTTTCCACGGCCTTCTCAACAAACATGATGCCTTTGGTGACGAGCTCATTGATGCCGAGACCCTTCTCCATAGCGAGAGAGAGCGCGTAGGGGTTGGCCGGCACTGATACGAAGCTGAACTCCAGGAGCTCGGCCTTGGTGATGAGGTTGCCCTCACGCTCCTTCTCAATGAAACCAACGGACGTGGCCTTGATGATGCCGAAGTCGTAGAGCTTGCGGACTTCCTGCGCCTTGTCGGTAGGAGCGAACTTACCTTTGGCAATCATCTTGCCATCGGTAATCTCGATGCTCGTAGCCATGCCGATTGGCTGGTTATGGTCGTGACCCCAAAGCACAATCGGGTTGTTTCGGTAGTGGCCTAGGTCCCAGCCATCTAGCTTGATGACCTCCTGATAGCGGTCCAGGTTCTCGGTCGTGATGACTACCTCGAACGTACCGCTCTCACTGTCTGAGAGTGCCTTGGTGTCCTCGATAAGGGCACGCACCTCGGGGGAGGCAAACTTAGCGACTATCTCTGCTGCAAGCTCCTCACCGATGTTCTTGAGTGCGTCTTTCATTGTGGTTGATTATACAGTGCCAATTCCACGGCTAGACCTCTATGGTCTCCGGGCGAATGAAGCACCGACAGTTGGTATGTAGCGGCGGCACGTTGATGGCTCGGTAGTCGAGCGTGAGCTCCTTGCCAGCGTCGGTGAGCACAGCACCCTTCTGGAAGAACACCTCGTTCACTCCCACGACGCGGCCATTCTGCGGACCACACCAAGGGCAGACACGCTCGTCCTCGGCTGTGTACCAGCGCATAGACTTCACGACGCCAGACTGACGGTATGCCTCTCGGCTGCCTTCGTTCGCGATGTAGAAGGCTTCCGTGCGTGCTACGGCGTTAGCTCGTACCGCATCGCTGTACTCGTAGACCTGACGCACACGGGCGCTTAGGGCAGAGATAGGCTCGCCTTCTTCAATGCCAGTGTTGAGTGCGCTAGCTAGGAGCGCGGCGGTGGTGTTGTTGTACGACTTGGCGAGACGGCGCGCGGCTAGACCGACTGCGGTGCTGATGCGGGGAAGCGACTGGTCCAGGTTGCCGGGGAAGTCGTTGGCAATGAACTCCTCAATCGCCTGCTCCAGGAATAGGCCGCGCAGTAGCGGAGACACGAAGTCCACCATGACGGTAGCCTCGCGCTCCAGGTCGAACAGGTCGCCCTTCTTCACCGCCTTGGTGATGCTGTTCAGATTGAGGAGAAGCTCACGTTCCTGCTGGTTGTTGAAGGCGCGCACCTTGTCAGCCAGGAGGAGCTCGTGCGCCTCCACGCGGCCGACAAACTTCTTGTGGGTGGCCTCGTCGGGGTCAACGGCAGCCGTTATGAGCTCGAAAGCCTTGGACGTGATGCCCTCGATGAGCCTCTCACGCTTCACAGTGGCCCTCAGACGCGCTGGAACGGCCTTCTGGGGCTCGTCCTCGGGCTTTCCGTTAGCTGGGGCCGGCGCAGGCGCAGGCGAGCCTAGGGGCGTGCCAGGAGAGCTGTAGACCACATCGCCATTGGCAACGGGTGGAAGGCCCACGGTGGCGCGGACCTCGTTCACGGTCATGTACGGCTGCTTGGCGAGGGCAATCTCCCTGCTCTTGAGCTCTAGCTCCTGATTGACCGGCACGAACTCGTCATAGGCGAAGTAGAAGCGGCCTGAATCGTCCAGCGTCGGTGCGACGTTGACGTTTAGAAACTCCACCAGGTCGTCCACGAGTGGCTTCACCGTGTACTTGGCGAAGATGTACTCACTTGCCTCGGCTGAGGCCCTGTTGACCTCTGTGGTGAGCCCTACGAGGGTCTTAGGAACGCCAAAGGCCGCGAGAATCTTGTCGCGGTATCGGTCGTCAGTAGCCCCCATCTCCATCTCGGCCATGTTGGCTGCGGTCTTGGCGAACTTGCTGCCCTTAGGGAGCACGCCGATCTTGTGAGCGTTGGCCACGCCTACGTGGTCATTCTGAAGGCCGACCTTGATGAGCTTGATGCGCTGCTCGGTTTCTTCCTCGGTCTCGATGAAGCCGCCGAAGGTCGCTCCATTGGTAAAGAAGCGGGCCAGGAACTCAGTCAGGAATGAGCTGGTGTCGGCCCAGCGTGCAATCTTCTGGAGCTTTCCGACACCCCAGTATGGCTTTGCTGGGTCGATGTAGCGGTCATGGAGGATATTCTCCGCCTTGATGGTCCGCTGGTTAGCGCTGTCAGTGTACTTGAAGGCAACGACACGGCCATCCGCAACTACAGGCGTCACGCGGGTAGGAATGAGAGGGCGGACCTTCTTCCCCTTGTCCTTCTCCCAAATAGCGTTTCCAGTGAGCTCCTTGTAGACGGTGTTTAGG